TGGTGTCAATCATCCGCGACGGTGACGCGGGCGTGCTGTTGACATCGAGTGAGTCGGCGGATTACCCGCAGATTCAACTGATTTCTTCGCACCGCATCGGCGCTTATGGCGAGGCCACCGAAATTACCGAGGGCGAGTTCGCGGGCAATCTGCTTTGCAACGGCGCGATTCTAAACTCATGGGGGCGAACGGTTGGCTGGCGTGTTTATGGGCCGGACGGTTCAGACTTCCGTGATTATTCGTCGGCTGACTTGGCTGTTTATTACCGGCCAGACTTCTCCGACCAGACGCGCGGCGTGTCGCAAATCGCGGCGGGCATTCGCGACTGGCAGGACCGAAAGCAAGCGTTTGAATTCCTGCGGCTGGCTCTCAAAAAGGAGGCCAGCTACGCGGTTGTCGAGCACACCGAAGAGGGGCACATTGACACGAACGCGGAAGACATAACCTCGACGGCAACTGACACGGGGACGCTCTACGAGGAACGCGTTGACGGCGGCAGCGTCCGTGTGTTCCGGTCCAACACTGGCAGCAAAATCGAATTCCCCGAATCCAGTCGGCCATCGGCTAACTCTCAGGAGTTTTGGGAGCGCGTCACGCGCGACGGATTGGCCGCGATTAACTGGCCTTACGAACTGACGGTGAACGCCTCGAAAATTGGCGGCGCATCGTTGCGGATGGTTATGGAAGTCGCGCACCGGACCATCGGCGAGTATCAGATGATCGCGCAGAAGATGGCCGCGCGAATTGATGCTTGGCGCATCGCGAAGGCTATTCAATCTGGCGAACTAGCCCCGAATCCTGACTGGTGGAAAATCGCACACTCCGCGCCGGCTGAACTCACCGCGGATCGTGGATGGTCCTCGCAGGTTGACCGCGAGGAATACAAGCTCGGCTTCGTTACGCTGAAGGACGTTGCCGCCCGCCGTGGTAAATGGTGGGAAGAGGAGCGGGAGCAAGCCGAGGCTGAAACGGAAGACTTGCTTATTCGTGGGCGCAGGCTTTCCGAGAAACACGGCATCACGATTGAAGCCGCGCTGTCCCTGTTGCAACAGCGCAGCGCGAATCCTCCTGCGACGATGACGGAAGACGACAGTGCGGACAACACCACACCCGACGATGAAAGCAATCCTTGAATCACAAGACCTGCTGTTGATTGACCCGCGCCGCTGGTCCGCGCGCATCGCCACGCTGGCGGAGATTTCACCGGGCGCACCGGGCGCAATGGGCTTTGAGGATGACGACGGCAACGAATGCGACTGCTATGGCGACCCTATTCCGCAGATGACCGTTGACGCGGACGGAATAGCCACGGTGCCCGTGCGCGGCACGATTCAAACCGGGCTGCCGTCCATCGCCGCCGCGTTTGGTTTCGTGGACACCGCGAAGATTCGGCGAGACATGGAGGCCGCGCTGGCCGATTCCAACGTGAGGGCAATTCTGTTGGACTTCGATTCGCCCGGCGGATTTGTGAGCGGCACGCCGGAGCTTGGCGCGTTCATCGCGGAAGCCGCTAAGCGCAAGCCGGTTTATTCCTTCACGTCTGGCATGTGCTGCTCTGCGGCCTACTGGCTCGCCGCACCGTCGCGTGCGATTTTCGCAACTACAAGCGCGGAGGTTGGCAGCATCGGCGTTTATGTCGCGCACCAAGACATGAGCGCACTGGCTGCGGCGATGGGAATCGTCGTGAAGGTTTTCCGCTCTGGAAAATTCAAGGGCGCAGGCGTGCCCGGCACGTCACTGAGCGAGGAACAATCCGCTTCGATTCAGCAGCGAATTTCCAGCCTCGCCGCCGTGTTCAAGGGCTTTGTGTTGGAGCATCGCCCCGGCATCGCCGAGGCCGCAATGGAAGGGCAGACTTTTATGGGTTACGAGGCTGGGCGCGAGTCACTGACGGACGCGCTGGTTTCTGATATTGGTGAAGCGAAAAAAATGTTGCTCGCAGACTTGACGTAGTAGCTGGGCTAATGTAAAGAGAAGCAAAACTTATGACAGCACTTCAAGAGCTTACTAATCTCCGCGCGGAAAATGCCTCGTTGAAGGCCGCCGCTTCCGCGTTGCCGGACATCGCCACACTCACCGCCGCGCGCGATTCGCTGACTGCCGCGAATGCGACGTTGACCGCTGAACGTGACGCGCTCGCCGTGAAGTTGGCCGCCGCCGAGAAGTCCAACAAAGATTTCGCAGCCGCCGTGGAAACCAAGGCCGCAGAGGTTGCCGTTCAGCAACTCGCCGCTGTTGGCGCTGAACCCGCGAAGGCCGCCCCCGCTCCCGCCTCTGTGAATATCCTCGCCGCGTTGGACGCCGAGAAAGACCCGGCCAAGCGCGCCAAGCTGTTCAAGGAAAACCGCGCCGCGATTCGCGCCGAGTTCAACCGCACTCACACTAACTGATTTTCAGTAGCAACCCCAAAACAAAAAAATCATGGCCACCTACACCAACCTCGACGACGAGATTATCAGCCAGAGCGCGCTGGAGTCCTTCGTAAAAATCCTCGCGCCTTTCCGCGCGTTCTCCACCAACTTCTCCGCCGCGCCCGGCACGCGCGGCGCAAATGTGCTTGTGCCTCTCGTGTCTGGCTTGACCGCCACCACGTTTGGCGGCAGCTACGCCATCTCTGGCGGCAGCAAGTCCGTCGTGACCATCTCGTTGAGCCAGCACAAGATCGTCCACATCGGGCAGGACGACATCACCGCCGCGAACAGTTCCGCCGCGTCTCTTGAATCCTTCGGCCGTCAACAGGGCGCGGCGCTCGCGTTGCTGGTTTTGCAGGACGTTCTCTCGCTCGTCACCACGGCGAACTTCTCGCTTGCCACCGCCGTAGCCTCGACCGCGTTGGACGTGCCGCAGTTGCGCAAAGCGCGGCTTGACCTGAACCAAAACGACGTGCCTGCCGAGCCGCGTTCGATGCTCATTGACTGCACGCCTTACGACGCGCTGCTTGGCGTCACGAACTTCGTGCAGGCCCACATGTTCCGCGACAACTCCGTGCTCCAAGAGGGCAAGGTGATGCGCGCCGCCGGGTTCGACTTCTACGAGTTGAACAACCTGTTCGCCTCTGGCGCGAGCGTGATGGCCTTCGCCGCTCACCCGAACGCCATCGCCGTTGCGATGCGGTATCTGCAACCGCAAGACCCGTCCGCCTACGAGTCCGCCTACGCCGTGACCGACCCTGAGACCGGCATCACGCTGGGCCTGCGGAAGCACTACGACGCCAACACCGGCACGCGCTATCTGAACATGGAGTGCAACTACGGTTACACCCGTGGCCTCTCCACTGCTGGCCGCGTCATCAAGCGCACCGACTAATCATCGCCGGCCACACGGCGGGAGGCGACCCCTCCCGCCTTTTTCTTATGGCAAACCAAACAAACGGCGGCGCGTATTTCGCGGGCAACCTGCGATGCGACACGGTCAACGGCGTGGAGCTTTACGTTGCGAAGTTGTCGCAATCCGGCACGGATGCGCCGACGGCCACGGTTTTCCGAAACGATCTTGACGGCATTGTAGTTTGGGCGCGCGCGAGCGAGGGCACCTACACTGCCACCTTGACAGGCGCTTTCCCGGCCACTACTTACGTGAGCGTGACGCCCGGCATTGAATCATCGCACACGGCAACGCGGACCAGCGCGAATGTCATCACGCTGACGACCTGCGACCAGCATGGCGCGCATGCACTTGCGGACGATTTGCTTGAAGGGACGTTCATCGAGATTCGAGTGTTTAACTGAGCCAACATCTAACTTGCCGAGCGTGTGAGTCCGCCCGGTGAAGTTTTCCGAAACGCGCTAGGACAGCCGTGGAGACTCACCTCCACGGCTGAATTTTTTATGAGCAACAAGATTAGCCTCTGCATGATTGTCGGCAACGTCGCCGAATACATTGAACGCTGCCTATTTAACTTCGCGCGCATTGCGGACGAAATAGTAGTGGTGCGCGCCATTGGCAGTGCCGCGCCAGATGGCACGCTGGAAATTGTAAAAAATTTCTGCGAAGCAACCGGAACCCAGCTCGTGTTGGGTGAATACAAGAACAGGCCGGAGCACGCCGACTGGCCGCATGTGGACAACTTCGCGGCGGCGCGGCAAATGAGCTTTGACCTCGCCTCGAATGACTACTGTTTCTGGTGCGATTCTGACGACACGCTCGAAAGCGGCGCGGAATTTGTGCGTCAACACGCGGCGGCGGCGAAATTTGACGCCTACGTTTTCCCTTACAAAATCAGCACGCTAGGCGTAAGTATCCCGCGCGAACGGTTGGTGAACAGGCGGGCGGGCCGCTGGCAGTATCCGGTGCATGAATGTTTCACGTTCAACGTGGAACCTGTCAGCGGACCGCATGATGATAGGGTGGTGATTTTGCACGCGCCGCCGATGACGAAAACCGGCAGCAATGAACGAAACCTGCGGATTCTGCGGAGCATCCCTGACAGCGAAATGCACCCCGGCTTGCTTTACCATTTGCACGGCGAGCTTCAAGGCATCGGGGACATTGATGGCAGCATCAAGGCCGCGATGCGCGCCTTTGAAGACCCGCGACTTGGCCGGCCAGAGCGTTACGAAATGCTGCTCAACATCGCCCGCATGACGACCGACCCGGCGCAGCGTGAAACACTGCTGCACGAGGCTTACAAAACCGACCCGACCCGGCGGGAGGCGCTTGGTTCGCTGTCTGGCAATGCGCTGGATTTCGGCAAGCCGGACCTCGCACTTACCTACGCACAGCAAATGCGAGCCACGCCGCCGCCGCGTCATACGGATTGGAACAACCGCAAGCATTTTTACGGCTACGTCGGCACGGATATTTACTGCCAAGCGTTGCGCGCGAACGGGATGACGATGGAAGCGGAAACCATCCGGCGCGATGCCTTGATGCGGGCGGGCGGCTGTAAGATTTCGCTGCTGCACGCGACGCGGGGGCGTCCGCAAGGCGCGGTTATTGCGCGCAAGCTCTGGTATGACCTCGCGGACCACCCCGACGAAATCGAGCACATCTTCGCGTTTGACAACGACGACGCGGAAAGCCACTGCCTGCGCCGGTTTCACCACGTCGAATTGCAACCGGGCGGCGGCTGCGTGGCGGCGTGGAATGCGGCGGCAGCGGCTTCGCTTGGCCAAGTTTTGATTCAACTCTCCGACGACTGGACGCCGGTTCAAGGATGGGACACGCTGATTCTGAATCGGCTTGGCGACCTGAAACAGCCGCGCGTGTTGGCAATCTCTGACGGGCATCGTAACGATGACCTGCTCTGCATGGCGATTTGCACGCGGGCGTATTACGGGCAGGACTGTTTCTTGTTTCACCCTGAGTTCACGGGCGTCTATTCTGACAACTGGTTCACGGAGCTTGCCTACGCACGCGGGCAGGTTATTCAGGCGCGCGACATTGTGTTCGACCATCGCCACCCGATATTCACCGGCAAGCCGATGGACGCCACCCACGCCGCGCAAAATGCGCCCGAACGCTACGCGCAAGGCAAGGCGGTTTTGGAAAAACTGCGGGCGGCGGTGGATTGGTCAAGTGTGCCGGGGTTTTTCAACTTCCCCGAGTTCTACGACAAGGTTGCCGCGCGGGTGAATGACGGCGATTCGCTGGCAGAGGTCGGCGTTTGGTTTGGCCGCTCTGTGATTTACTTGGCGCAGTCCTGCAAGCGGGCCGGGAAGCGGGTGAAAATCTACGCGGTGGACACGTTCAAAGGCGAGGATGCCGCGATTGTGGCGCGGCATAACGGCAGCGTGCGGCGGGCATTTGAGGCCAACCTGCAACGGTGCGGCGTGTCGGATATGGTCGAGGTTGTCGAATCTGACAGCGCGGCGGCGGCGGCACTCGTGCCTGACGGGCTGGCGTTTGTGTTTATCGACGCCGCGCACGATTACGAGAGCGTCAAGCGAGACTTGGCCGCATGGATTCCAAAGGTGAAGCCGGGCGGTATGATTGCCGGCCACGATTCGCAGCACGAGCCGGTGATGCGCGCCGTTATTGAAGTGCTGCCTAATGCGAAGCAAGCCGGCTGGATTTGGTTCAACGATTCTGAACAACATGAGACTAAGCCCTGAACAAGAAGCGTATCGAATCCAGCGCGTCCGTGAAGCGTTCAAACGCATGGGACCGCGCCCCCAGCAATGGCGCGACAACCAGAGTGCGGCCATAAAAATCTCACACAACACGCCAGAGGTAAGAGCAAAACTGTCTGCCGCGACAAAGGCGGCATTCGAGTCTGGCCGATACAAAATTACGCCAGAGGGGAAAAAAAACCGCGATGCTGCATTGGCCATCGGACACGCGACCTCGGCCAAGCGTATAAATGACATACGCCATCTAGCCATCGCAAAGCTAAAAGGGAGCAATGGATTTGGGAAAACGCGGCGCGGTAAAATTGACCACGCCAACTGTAAAGAGTGGTGCGTATTATCTCCGGCTGGCATCCAATACAAGTTCAGCAACCTGCTTGAATGGTGCAGGCAAAACGAATCCCTTTTTGTGGATAATTCTCCGGGCGCAAAATGGCCACTATGGAGGCGTGCTGCAAACGGAATAATAGCGCAGGGATGCAAGCGAGGGCAGCGGTGTTCATGGGGTGGGTGGGTGCTGCAAAATGTCTGGGAAAGACGTGACCCAATTGCGCGAAACGTAGCGACCTCGATAGAACAATGAAACCCATTCTCTCCATCCTCACACCCGGCGTCCCGTCGCGCTGGCCGCAAATCGAAGCCTTGCACGAGGACCTAGCGCGGCAGATTGGCGACTTGCCAGTGGAGCACCTTATCCTTGTGGACAACAAGCGGCGGACGGTAGGCGAGAAGCGGGATGCCCTGTTGCGCGCGGCTGGCGGGGCATACGTTGCGTTTTGTGACGATGACGACGCAGTGACGCCTGAATACGTTGCCGCGCTGCTGGCGGCGATTCGGCAAGGCCCGGACGTGGTGACGTTTAGGCAGCTTGCCGTTGTCAACGGCGTGAGTGGCGAGATTGAATTCCGCCTTGGAAACCCGAACGAGGGATTCAAACCGGGCGGGGTGACGCGCCGGAATGCTTGGCACGTCTGCGCTTGGCGGCGCACGCTGGCTGTTTTGTCCCGGTTCCCGCCGACGAACTACGGCGAAGACTGGGCATTTGCCGCGCCGCTATGTGGACTTGCTGGATTGCGGGAGGTTCACATTCCCGCCGTGCTGCACGAATATCACCACAGCGCGGCCACCACAGAGGCACCGCCGCCGTTGCAAACCATTAGCGTAGGTGATAGCCTGACCGGACATGAGCCTTCAAACTGAACAGGCCACCGACCTTGCCGCGATTTTCGACGAACTCGGCGAGACGTTCACCTTTGGCGCGTCAACGATTGACTGCGCCGTGACGTTTCGCGGGCAGGGGCGCAAGAATGAACTTGGCGGGTTTCTTGATGACTTCGACCTGCAAATCACGGCGCGCGTGGCGGACTTGCCCGGCACGGCGCCGGCCGTCGGCGGGCTGGTGACGCACCGTTCGCGCGTCTATCGCATTGATCGGATTGACCTTGGCCAGACAAATGTGGAAGTCCGCTACTTATGCACCGCCGCGAACCGTTAAGCCAGAAAGCCGAGCTTGAAACGCGGATTCGATTCGCGCGCAAACTCGCCGACTTGAAGGAATTTGACGACCTGTTGACGGTTTCCAAGATTCGCGCCGCGTCCCGTTTGGCCCCGATGTTTCCTCCGATTGAAGTTCCCCGACGCTGCCGATGAGCGCGACGCTACAAATTGACACGCGGGAGTTTGACCGGGCGTTGAAGCAATACGTTGCGGTCACTTCGAAAACGCTGCCGGAGGCGATAAATCACAAGGCTGGCAACGTAGCGGCGAAGGCATACACCGAAACCGCAAAGGCTGACCGGCAGAAAATCGCGGCGGACCTTGGCGCATATTACGGGCAGGTAATGGGAAAGCGCGGCAAACTTTTGAAGGGCAACCGGATTCTGGCACCGACGGACAAGGACAAGCTCGCCCGTGCGCGGGCGTTATTTGTCGCGCAGTTGCGGCGACTTGGCAAACTGGACTCAACGGCGGGAATCACGGAGAAGCTGCCGCTCTGGATAAAGCGCAAGGTCGGCTCGGCAGGGTTCCTTGCGGCTGGCTGGGCGCCTGCAATCCGCACACTGTTGGGCAGGCTTGGCGTCCCACTACGCGGCGGGCAATCGGCGAAAAACTACGGGCGCGCGATTCGAGCCAAGGATTCGCTAGACCCGTTTGCGGTCATTGAAAACAACAACACGCCGAAAGAAAACAAACAGTCCGCAGAGCGCGTGCTGGTGCGAGGACTGAAAAAGGCGTTCGACTTAGAAACCGCCGACATGGAAACTTACCTCGCCAAGAAAGCCCAGCAAGCCGCGAACACGGTGATTCCAGCCGGAACAAAAACCACCCCCTGACATGGCATTTAACTCTATCCAATCCAAACTAGAACGCGCTGCCGCATCGGTAATTGCAAGCGCGGCAAGCGGGGTTTCGTGTGCCGTGTTCACCGGCCTTGACTCTGACGCTGTGACACTGCCGTGCGCGATTTGCGAGGCTGGCCAAGCGCAACCGCCGACGGGCCTACAGTTCACCGGCATTCAGGTTGTCGAGTTGCTTGTCACGGTGCGGAGCAATAAATCCGACAGCACGCCGACGCAGCACGAGGCGAGGGCGTCCGCGATATTCGACGCGCTGACAACGGACACGGCGGCGGCAGATTTATCCGGCGGGGCTACGGATTTCACCGCCTTCATGGTCGAATTTGGCGCAAGCACTCAAACCGTCGAGGATGATTCGCACCTGTCAACGATGGCGTTCCGGGTGACGTGTTGCCCGTCGGATGTTACTTGAGCTTGAGCAGGTCCGCCGTGCGGCCCGGCGTGTAATGGGCGTCAGGATTGCGGAGCATGAACCCCTCGCCGCCGTTTGCCTTGAGCGCGGCAAGTTCAGCGGCGAGCGCGTCAACGGCGCTGGCACCAAGCCCCCTGTAAGGGGCGGCAATGTTCGCAGGAATCGCCGCGTGTCTGGCGGCATAGCCGCCGGCAACGGCTGGCGCATCGAAGCAAACCAAGCGCAGCGCGGACCAGTCGCCATCGGTGGACTTAACAACTGACTGGACCTTGCGAAAACCTCCTCGCCCGGCATAAAGCTCGCAGTCCAAAGGCATCGCAGGAAGCCCAGCCGTGAACCAAGCGGGCGCGTTAATCGGCGCGCCGCTGCGGGAAATCAGACGGGAGCCAGTCCAGAATGCGCGGTGTCCATCGAACTTCTCCTGAACAATCCAGCCCGTCACGTCCTGCCCGGTCCAGTCCGTCCCGTTCATCATGTCGTTTTCGTTCACGGGGAAAAACTAGCAGCCCATTGCATACTTGCAACGCCTAATTTGCGTTGACGTTGTTGTATTAGTAGTGTTTATTCTGCGCCAACAGATAACAACTTTTTCTTATGAGCGTTCAAAAAGGCGTTGGCGTAATTTGGGGACTCGGCGGCTTCTCCCTTTCAGGCACTGGGGCCTATGCCACCGGCCAAGTCCAGAGCGTGCGCTACACGCTGGGCGGGCAGGAGACCGAAATCAAGGGCGCGGACGGCGTGACGCTTTCGCTGGTCCTGTTTGGCCACATGGATTCCATCACCGTCGAGGTGATTCCTTCCGGCGCAACTTTGGCGGCTGCGAAGGCGTGCGGCATTCTTCCCGCGCGTGGGGCGGACATCACCGTTGCCGACACTGACGACACAGGATCGCAAATCGTGGGCAGTTCCACGGGCAACGGGACCGGCACCTACATTTTCACGGGCGGCACGGTCAACAAGGGCGTTGCCGACGCTTGCACGATTACGATGGAGCTTCGCCGTTACGAGAACCATCTGGCCACCGTCGCCGCGAGCTAATCGCCTTAATGAGCGCGGAGTTTTTCAACGCCGCAATACCGGAGCCGGTCGCAATTCTAGGCGTCCGGCTTCGGCCGTTTTCACTCGGGCACGTTTTGCTGTTGAACCGGTTTGGCAACGCCTTCGGAAACGGGGCCGCGCCGGGCCTTGACGACCTGATTCAAGCAATCGTGATTTGTTCCCAAAAATACGCGGACGCACTGGCGGATATGGACAACCCAAAGCTGCCCGAAATCGTCGCGGCTTGGCAGCGGCGTCTGGCACCGCGCAACGCGCTTGGATTTCGCCGGCCCGGATTGGGATTCTCGCCCGCCGCCGAGGTTGGCAGGTTCACCGAATACGTCCGCGCCGGGAGCAGCTTTCCGCTTTTCACGGTGAAGGAAAATCATCAAGGCGACCCGATGGGCGTCCCGATGGTTCAAAGCGTCAAGGTTTTGCTGCAATCCAAAATGGGATTCAACGAAGCGGAGGTTTTGGATCGTCCTTGGGGTTTGTGTCTCTGGGATTATTTCACGCTGAACGCGATGGAAGGGCACTGCAAAATCATGGACCGCGCGGAGTATCAAAGCGCGCGGGCGAATGCGGACAAGAATCACGATAGGCTTGTCGCAATGATGGGGAAAAATTGACATGGCTTTTCTCTCAATCATGGCGCGGTTTGGGATGGACGCTACCGGCTTCAAGGCTGGCATCAAGCAGGTCGAATCCGCGTCCAAAGGGCTTTCGCGTGACCTGAACGGCAACTTGAAGGGCGCAATCGCGGGCGCGTTCGGAACGGCGGCAATCGTGGCGGCTGGCAAAGCAACAATGGATTACGCAGGCCAGATTGCGGACCTATCGGAGCGGCTGGGCGTGAGCACGGACGCCTTGCAGGAGATGGACTTTGCCGCGCGGTTGACCGGCACGAATCTGGAAACCTTCACCGGGTTTCTTGAAAAGCTGTCCGTTTCGCGGGAGGAGGCGCTTCAGGGCAACGACGAATTGCGCGACAGCTTCGCCCGGTTGGGCGTGAGCCTCGAAGACCTCCGCACGAAACGGCTCGAAGACTTGACCCGGCAGATTGGGCGCGCGGTTCAGGGCGGCGACGTGCAGCAGCTTATGCCGGCGTTGAAGGGCGTTGGCGGGCGTGGGGCTGGCGCATTGGTTCCGACGTTCCGAATGGGTTTGGAAGAGGTTGGCCAGCAAGCGCGGGCGGCGAACGCGATTATTTCGGCGGAGGATATTGCGGCGCTGGATGAGGCGGGGGATACGTTTTCCGCTCTGTTTCAGATTATCCGCGCGCAGCTTGCGCCCGCGATGATTTGGCTTGGAGAGGCGGCGATTGACGCGGTTTATGGAATCCGGGCGGCGGCTGCGGCGCTTGGTGAGGCGTTCACTGTTTTTACACCGGCGAACATCGCCAGAATCATCGCAACGTCAGCGAATCCATTTGCCGCCGCAGCCCAAATTGGAGCGCAGGCTGTTGACACCGTCGGCAACTCAGAGGCAGCCGGGAACCTAATGCTTGAGCGCGACGCCATGCGCGACAGGCTGCGCGCCGCCGCCGCAGAGAGGCAGGCGCAGCTTGGGCAGGCACCGAATGGAGAGGTCGCAATGGGACGCGCCACCGCAACTCAGGAAGAACGACTTGCCCGCCTCCGTGAACAGGTTGCCGAGCGTGAACTCCGATTACTGCCAGCCGCCGCGCAGCGGGCTGCTTTCGAGGAACGGATTGCAAAACTCCGAGCTGAGATTGCCCGACTCGCGCCCATCGCCGCCGAGGACCGCGCCGCCGAGGAGGCTCTGCTAAAGGCTCAACTTGAAAAGATGAATGCGGAAGCCCAGCTTGGCGCGCTGGAAGAGCCTGCCCCACTTGGCCCGCAAGGCGATCCGATGGTGAACGCGCTTGAACGCATCGGCGGCTCATTCGGCACGGCTGACTCTGGCGTGACGCAGGTGCGGAAGCTCGAGCAGATTCACAATGAGCTGAAGGCGCTTAAGCAGGCAACCAACCAAGGCAACAACAACACGGCCATAATTGCCGGCGCACTGACATGAGCCTGATTATTCGCGGGGACAACCAACTGATTGAGCTTGAACCCGAGCGCAGCTATTCCGTGCGCGACGGCTGGCGGACGGTGCGCCGATGGCGCGGCACCAAGGAGGCGGTCAACCTGTTTGTGCCGACGCTGTTGGTGGACGGCACGAACATCCGAATTGTGCCAGATGAAGGCCCGACGGCCATAATTGAAGGATGGTTCGACAACGCGCAGGACGGCTCGCTGGTCACTGACGCGGCGCAGATTCAGACGACTTGGAGCATCGTCAACAATGCTTTTGAGCAAAGCATTTTGGAAACGGCAGAATTTGACGCACTGCCAGCGGACGAACAAACCGCAATTCGTGAGTTTCTGAATGGCGACATCACCTACGGCGACGCGCTGCTAGCCACAACTGCCGACGGCGAGGAGTTCGTTCACGCGATTAACGCGGGCAAGGTTGGCATAGAAGTTTCGTCCATCTGCCTTCGCCAGACCAAAGTCGTTTCCGGATTCGATTCGGTGACGGCCTACCTGTCCAACGCGAACAAGGTTTATTCCCGCGCGCAATTGATTTCCGCATTCAGCCCGCCCGCCGGCGTTCAATCCGAAATGCCAGCCACCGGCGAATGGCTTGCGCGCAACGGGACGAAGGAACAGCAATCGAATGGCAAGTGGGTTATCACGCTGGAATGGTGGCACCTTGCCGAATGGTCTTGGCTATACGAGCGCGTTGCGTGAACTTTCCACTCCCCAAATCATCGCTCGGCGGGCGCATCGGATTTGAGCTTTCGCGGCTGGTCGAGGCGGTAAATTCGCTTCGCCCTATTTCGACGGATGACGAATTAGTTTCGGTCACGACGCTTGGAACCAAGCGTGTGAAGGTAAAACGCAAGCCTTCATCTTCGTTGTTTCAGGTTGAGCGGTTAGTCCTCACAACGGAGTCGGCCGAGTATCTGTTTTGCCAGCGCGTCACCGATTCGGAGACTGCTTTCTACGTGGCCAAGCCTGAGGCGTTTTACGCGCCGGATTCTGACGGCGATGTTGCGATTGCGTATCCTGACCGGACGGGCACGGAGATGATGACGATTGACAATCTCGACGCGCTGGCAGGCGAGCGGGAAATTCTTTACCCAGCCGACCCGACGCCGACAAGCCGCTGGCAGCGCATCACCCCGGCTTATCGGAATGGTCAATCAATCATCTACGCCATGCCGCTTGCCGAGCCGCTTGAATTTGGCGGGGGCGTGATTTGCACGCACATCGACATGAACATTGGCGACGTTCGCCGCTGGGAAACCCTCGCGCCTCTGGACGGTTCACACGACGCGCCGGTTACGTTTGTCTAGCCTTGCGTCACAACCCCGCATGATATAACCTCCGCTTATGGCCGCCCGCG